TTTTATTTAGAAACCGATAAAGATCATTTACAGTATCGGTGGCAAGGTTGTCAAAATTTATGGCTTGTAATTTTTGCAATGTTGTTTCCATCACGCTACCCTCAATATTCCAAAAGCCGACGGAACTACCTTAAAACGACTGTAACTGCGTATCTTATAAATGGTTCTCACGTTCACATTAAATTTATGCGCCAGTTCTGTAGATGTTTCTTCACTGTTTCTTATTTCGGCAACATCATCAAATGACAATTTGCGACTACGGTTTTTTAATATGAGATTAAGTGTATGTGACACGCTTTTATTCTTGCCGCTTGCACAATAATCGAGCAAAGACTGATTACGCGGAATCAACGTTAAATGTTTTGGGTTGATGCATCTCGGGTTACCGCAATTCGTTGCGACGTGATATTTTTTGGAATCAAAATCACCATAAGTTTCTGCGTAAATTTTAGGCCTGATAAGTATCAATTTATTATTGACTGTAACCCGCGGAGTCCGTTTTAATTCTGATTGCCACACAATACAGTGACCATCTTGCCTAATTTTGTGTGCCTTGGTTTCTAACAGATAGTTTAATGTGGTGTTGTTGCCTTTATGTCTCATTGCACACCTCCTCACCCTTGTAAGCAGGCCAACCGTGCTTACCGTTGGATTCTTTGAAGTCCTTGACCATTCCGCAATAAGCCGCATCTTCGGCCGCATCTTCGTAGATATCATCTATAGCAAATATTGAAAATAACACCAGCAGCAGTGCGCCACCGATGAGCCAAAGGTTAAATTCTTTTTGCGTCATCGGTTTCACCTTATTGAAAAGTCATGAGTTTATGGATTGTGCGGACTCTAGAAACGTCCCCGGCGCAATAGGTTTCAACGTCATCAAGCCGACCAGCTTTGACAAAATCCCACACCTTTGAGCCGTCAATCTCTTCACCTATTTCCGAGCCCTTTACGTCACCGCCCAAAACCTTGCACAGTTTATCGAGGCTTACACGATTACCCACACCAGCCCATTTAACCATGGTGTCATAAATGCAGTTATCCCAAGGTTTGGCATGGAATGGGATGTTTTTGTGTGGCTTGATCTGGTTGATGACCATGCGCTGAAAGATGAATTTCAGATCAAACCCCGTAATATTATGGCCAATGAAAACAGGCAATTGGTAGCCCTGCAAAACAGGCAATGGATCGCCCTGCGTCATGCCTGCCACCATGTTATTTATCCAATCAAGCATCTCACGTTCGTTTATGTCTGATGCTGACTCAATACGCCCATCATCACAGGCCATTGCACAGGCCACAATTTGACCATAAGCGCCATCAAGCGCAGTTTTGCGCCAACGATTTTCAATGTCTGCATCTATTTCAGCCGATTTTGCGGCAATGTATTCCGCAATCTTGGCTTCATCTTTATAGTTGGCCGGAGCCTTGATTAGAGCTTTCTCGGCCATAGCATCCGCTTCTAATTGTTGGCGGATAGCTGGATTCTGAGCTGGGATGGTTTCGATATCGATGTAAATGTTCATGATTACTCCTTAGAATCAACGTTCGCGGCGGCATCTTTGAGTGATGCACCGTGCTTTGCCCATAATTGAGCCTTTTGGGGGGTTTTGGAAAGTGCAGCAAAGGCTTCACCAAGAGCCGCAGCCCCATTCATGGCGGCCGCTTGCAGGGTTTCTAGATGCTGCGCTTCATACTCGGCATATCCAGCCACGGGAGCTAAAGGGCGTTTAGTTGCGGCATTGCCGTCGTCATCTTCCGGCGCAATCCCACAGGCAGCCATTAGGCTATACCTACGAGCGTATGTAAGCGCAGAGCCGTAGCCCTGAGCGTCTTGCTTGGTCGCTGGGACGTGCAGGCGACCGGCCGAGATAGTTTCCCCTGACTCGTGGATAAATAGCGTTTCCACGGTTACCCCAGAATCGCACTCATGGGGGATTTGAATGAGCGCAATCCCGTTTGCGTTGAGACCATCTATGACGGCCTCAACACAGGCCGATAAGTCCGCATATTTGCTGCGGAAATGGGGATTGGTTGAGGACTTCAGCGCAGGGCCGAAAGCCTTTTGTGCCTTGACTAAGGCTGATGCAATCTTTTGCATTAATGCTCCTTTGTTGTGATGGATTGACTATATTATACGATTAAAGAATTTTGCAACATCACAAAATAAATTTATAAGAGATAATTTTGCAACATGATAAAATTGTGTGTTATTATGGCAACATGAAACACTTAACCGACAAAGAGTATTTAGAGATTCTGGAGCTGGCACGCAAGCTGGCTGGCTCATATCGAAGGCTATCCACGGAGCTAGGCCCGAACGCTCCCACCGGTGCAGCAATGCAGATGTGGGTGAAAAATGGCGTGGCCTACAAGTGGAGGCCAATATTAGCGCACAAGTACGGCGACATTTGGCGCAAGCTGAAGACCGTAGAAGAGAAACTCAAGGAGAAACAATGATATTTATGCACGCAGAACGGGAGACCCTAGTACAGGGTGAGCATGGCTACATCGTCATCGTTCAGGACGACGAAAACGGGGACGAACAGCGGATTAAGCTGAGCCCCACCCAGTTTGCCAAGTTGTTGGCATCCAAGGAGGAGCTTATTAAGGATGCAAACTCGGAATATTGAACAAGACACAAAACCATGCCATCTGGTATAATAGGGGCACGCTGTGAGAGGCGTATAAGCAAGCCGAATATGTCCCATTAAATGAGCGCATTCGGCCCGTAACAACACTTGTGGCTTGCTCGGAATTCTCACCCGAGTGCGTTCACTTAATGGGATTTTTTTATGCACTATTACAAAAGAAACATAGGCGACTACGCCAAAAAGTGCGGACGGCTGTCCATGTTGCAGCACGGTGCGTACACGCTTCTGATCGATTCGTGCTATGACCGTGAGAAGTTTCCAACGCTTGAAGAGGCCATCGAGTGGACGTGGGCCAGCACCGAGGCCGAGATCGAGGCCGTCAAGTTTGTGCTTAGCAGGTTTTTCAAGCTAGGCGGCGATGGCCAATATGTGCAGGAGCGCATATTTGCCGAGCTGCTGGACTACCACGCCAAGGCAGACGTAAACAAACGAATCGCCCTGGAACGCGAAACAAAGCGTAGGGAAAAAAGCACGAAGCGTGCACCGCGCGTAAACGAAGCGCCACCTAACCAAGAACCAAGAACCATAAACCAAGAACCAGAAACCAAGAACCAAGATATAGATAAGCCCGCTAAAAGCGTGCTTGTAAATTTATTTCACGGTGTAAGCGATGAAGTTAAAAACGATTTTATTGCCTTGCGTAAGGCTAAAAAAGCACCAGTAACCGCCACAGCTATTAAAGGCATTGAGCGCGAAGCCATAAAAGCAAAGCTGACATTAGAGCAAGCGCTTGAGTTTTGTTGCAGCAACGGATTTACTGGATTTAAAGCAGATTGGATAAAGAAAAACACGAAACAGGCTGAATCGTTTTATGAGAGAGATCAGCGTTTAGCAGCAGAAAGAATCGCTGAGATCGGTACGGGGTTGGTTGCGGCAAAACCATCAACATGGACACCACCGGAAATTGATGACGATGGTACTTTTATACCGTTTTAGGGGAATTACATGGCATTACCGATTAGGACAGTTGAAAGACTTTTTGACAGATTGACCACCACCTACGGCACTGAATTCACAAACGTCTGGAAGGGACTAAACATGAACGCAGTGAAAACCACTTGGGCGCATGAGTTGAGTTTTTATGCTGACAGATTAAAAGACATAGCATGGGCTTTAGAAAACTTGCCGGATCGAGCGCCTAACCTGATTCAATTTAAAAATTTATGTAGACAAGCACCGAGTATTGAGCAAAAACAATTGCCACCACCTGAAATCAATTGTGAGCGTATGAAGGCAGAATTGGAGAAGCTAACAGACATTCACATTAAGGCAGCGGACAAAGATAAAAAAGAATGGGCACGGCGATTGGTACAGAGAGCAGCCAACGGAGAAAGAATCACATCCATCAATCTGCGTTTTGCAAAAATGGCATTGAAAGAGCAAATGTAATGTTTTGCGAAATGTGCTTTACCCGGGGTGGCTATGAGCTTAAATGCGTTTCGTGTTGTGCTCATCTGGTATTGAAAACGAGACCAGACAGAACCCGAGCACAAGCCATGCTTCACCACATCAGCAAAACACCCAACACCCCCAAAAGGGTGGAAATACTCAAAAGGGTACAGGAAGCAATCAATGCAGGAATTTAAGCGCCGACTCTACAACGCCCAGCAGGGTAACTTTGAGCTATCGGAAGCATGGAAGATGCTCAAACCCATGTTAATAGCTGGCCACCAATTCATTTTGAGCGTCAAGCCTGAAAAACGAAGCCTAGACCAAAATGCAAAAGTTCATGCCATGATTGCCGATATTTCAAAACAGATTGAATGGGCTGGAGCATATAGGAGCCTAGACACCTGGAAACGGTTATTAACCGCTGCATGGTGCCGGGCGAAGGGTGAACACGTGGAAATGTTACCCGCCATTGATGGTCATGGGTTTGATATCGTTTTTAGACATACCAGCAAACTCACAAAATCAGAATGTGCGGATTTGATTGAATTTATATATGCTTGGGGAGCTGAAAAAGGCGTGAAGTTTACGGGGGGGCTGGATGAGATCACGTAAATGCAAAAGCTGCAAAACTGAATTCACACCTACCAGACCCATGCAGAAAGTATGCTCCCCTGAGTGCGCTTACACGCTTGTGAAAGAAAAAGCGGAACAGGTCAGGCGTAAGGAAGCGATTAAAGACCGTTTAAGCGTGCGAAAACGCCTAGACGCTATGCAGACTTTGCCCCAGCTTGTAAAAAGAGCTCAAACGGCTTTCAATTCGTTTATTCGGGCAAGGGATTTTGGCAAGCCGTGCATTAGCTGTGGGATTGAATTGACTCAAAGCGGAATTGGTGGCGGGGTAGATTGTGGGCACTTTAGATCGGTTGGCAGTGCGCCTAATTTGCGATTTGAAGAAAACAACGCACACGCACAATGCAAGCGATGCAATAGATATTTAGGAGGTAATGCTATCGAGTACCGAAAAAGACTTATCGAGCGCATAGGGCTGGCGGAAGTGGAGCGCATCGAGGCCGACCAGACCGTGAGAAAGTACACCAGAGATTTTTTAATTCAACTAGCCAGTGAATACCGAGCTAAGAGAAAAGTTTTACAACAGCAAAGGAGAGAAAATTGAAAACGGAAAAAAAACAAGTGGGCGGGACATACTACCAAGACAAAAAGATACAGCCGTGGGACGCAATGCAGGAGTGGATGAGCAAAGAGGCTTTTCAGGGATTCTTGCAGGGCAATGCAATAAAGTACCTAGCGCGCTGGAAAGAAAAAAACGGGGTGCAGGATTTACAAAAAGCGATCCATTATGTTGAAAAGCTGATAGAGACCGAAACCGAAGAAAAAGCACAAGACACTACACCG